GCATCACCACCAAGTGGGGAGCGTTTTTCGCGCCGGACCCCACCGAGCAGAAAGCCATCGTGGACATGGTGCTCGCCGCGCTTGGCGGAGGTGGCGGGACACCGCTCATCCCACACCGGGCAGCCGTCGAGAAGATCGCTCCCATCTTCGGCCTCGAGAACATCGACGCCGTGATGGAGAAGCTCGAGGAGGAGATCGCGAAGCGGCGCCAGGAGGAAGAGGACAAGTCCGCGCGCGAGCAGCAGCAGATGCACGAGCTGGCCTCTGGAGCGACCGGTGCGAAGTCAGGACGAACGCGAGGCGCAGGCGGAGGAGACGCGAAGGCGTCTTCTGGCGGCGGAAGCGGCAAGCCTGGCGCTGGTTCTGCGTCAACGTGACGCGGCGGTACGAGAGGGACTCAAGCGAGGGCTGACGCCGCGCGCGATTGCGCAACGAGTGGCGGCAAGCGTGGCGCGCGGGATTGCAGTCGCCCGTGCCACCGCTCGCGACGCTGGGATAGCGCGCCTCGAGGAGGAAGCGGCAAGCGTAGGCGCTGAGCTCTCCGGAGCCCGCGCGGCGAGCGCAGCGGTTGCTGCGGAGGTCCAGCGTGCTCGGGTCCTCGGCAACAGCTACGCCGAGCGCTGGCTGCGCAAGGCGGAGGGTGAGCGCGCCGCGACCGCAGCCGCGGCGGCGAGCGCAGCCACGCAAGGCAGCGCCACGCGCATCGCGGTCACGGAGTCGGCCGGCGCCTTCAACGAGGGGCGCGAGGAGGCATCCCACGAGATCCAGGCGCCGCGCTCGGCGTCCTCCCTGCTCAAGGTCTGGGACGCGACGCTCGACCGGCGAACCTGCCCGGTCTGTCGCAATGCCGACGGCGACATCGTCGGGGTCAACGAGCACTTCCCGGCCGGCACGCCCGGCTCGGTACACCCGTTCTGCCGCTGTACCTGGCAGCTGCTCACCGCCGAAGAGAACGGCGACCGACAGCAGGTCATCAAGCCCATCGAGAGGCCCGAGCTGCCGCTCGTGCAGGTGGTGTCGCCACAGGCTCCACGGAGGGCGACGACTACTGTCGCTCCGCCGCAGCCGGCTCCAGCGCGGCGCGCGCCTCGCGTGCCCGCTGTTCCACATTCCGGCTACCTGCAGGAGCTGCGAGGCAACGCGAAGCGCGCGGTGGCCTACAGCCGCATGCTCTCCAGCCGTGTCATGCCGGAGGTGCTCCGCGAGCGGCGGATGACACGGGGGCTGAAGCTCCTGCAAGAGGGCAAGGTGCCGGAGGCAGAGCTCGCCTTCCTTCGTACCGGATACCGGCCGGCGATCACGCCGTTCGACGGCGCGGCAGACCAAAAGGCGGTGAACGACATCGCCACCGGTCGAATGGCGCCTCAAGGCTCCGTGAAGCCGCTGCCGCCGATCCGAATCGGCATCTCTGGCAAAGTGTTCGAGCTCATCGACGGGCGGCACCGCCTGGAGGCGGCGCAGGCCGCCGGAGCCACGGAGATCCGGGCGCGCATCTACCAGTACGACAGGGAACAGAACGTCGTCTGGCAGGGAGACCGAGTGATCCCTCTGCCCAAGCGCGACCCTAAGAATCCTCACGAACGCCGGTGATCGGCGCGCCTGGAACATCATCCCATGAAGCCTTGCCTCTGCTGCCACACCCAAGCCGACGACGCTGCGCTCACCTGCGCGAGCTGCGGCGAGGGCTCGTTCGGCGCCCCCGACGGAACCGAGCCGACCGCTGGTGAGGGCGGGAAGGCCAAGCCGGCCAAGGCCCCCAAGGTGAAGCGCGAGCGCAAGCGCGGCAAGAAGGCGAAGGCCGGCGAGACGCCGAGCACGCCGCCTCCTGCGGCTGAAGACGAGCCGGAGGCCTCCAGCGACTCCAGCGATGACGGCGCCGGCGACGACGCTGCCGGCGACGAGCTTGACGCCGAGGAGGCGGACGAAGGCGCCCCCGACGGAACCGAGCCGACCGCTGGTGAGGGCGGCGGCGAGCTGGAATCCGAGGACGACCTCCAATGATGCGCACCTTTTCGATCGCCGATGTGTCGCCGGCGGCGGCCGGCACCGTGGTCGGCAAGTCGGTGGTGGGCCTGGGGGACTACCCGCTCATCCGCCTCGACGCAGAGCTCGTTGGCGCAACCAACGGCACGCTCGACGTGTACCTCCAGCGCCTGGTGAAGCCCGGCGTCTGGACGGACTGGCTGCACTTCGCCCAGCTCGCCGCCGGCGCCGCCGCGGTGCGCTACAGCTTGCTCGGGGGCCATGGCCTCTCGACGACCATCACCGCGAGCAATCGCGGCTCCGACGCTGCCCCGGCAGTAGCGCTGGCTGCGGCCACCTTTCTAGGCGGACACCCGGGCGACGTGGTGCGTGCGGTGTACGTCGCCGGCGCCGGCACCACCGCCGGCGCCCAGGTCTCGCTCGACTTCTCCGGGTGGGGCGCCTACCGATGAGCGTCACGCGCCTCTCTGAGCACACCTTCGAGATCGGAGGTCAGGGTGGCTTCGCGGCGACGCCGTTCCCGTTCGAGTCGAAGCCTGCGCCGGCGCCGCTAGCGGCCGCGCCCCAGCTGCCGCCAGCAGCCGAGGTCGCGCCATCCGCCTCCGCGCCCGCTCCGGCGGCACCCGCGCCCAAGACGCCGCTCGGCTATGACATCGTCGCTGCGCCGGCGAAGCCGCCGACCCTCCGCCAGCAGCTGGCGCAGATGAAGGCGCGCCTGCGCGAGGTGAAGCGCGAGATCGAGACCAAGAAGGCCCTCGAGCGCGAGCGCGACCAGCTGCAGCGCCTCATCCGCGCCGCCACCACCGAGATCGACAACGTGCGGCGCCTTCGCACCGCCGGCTGACCACGACCAAAGGACCCCGACATGGCCACCATCAACGGCATCATCCGCAGCTGCAACCTCCTCCGCCGCGCCGAGAAGGGCGCAGGCACCAGCGTCCGCGACCAAACCGAGGTCTGGGAGATCTCAGCCGACTTCGCCCCCTACACCGGCGCGGCCGACGACGCAGCCATCCTGCTCGTGACGAGCGAGGTGAACGCTCGAGCGCGGGACGGCAAGACGCGCACGCTCAAGTGGGCGGCGCCGCTGTTCGCCGGCGCCGACGCCAACAACCAGGCAGTGGACCTCTGCGGCGCCTCGATCGCTGCGCTGGCCGTCTCGGGTGAGACCATCTCCGGGGAGCTCTGCTCCGTGAACACCGTGTCGACTGAGGTCACCGCGACGAGCGGCGTGACCAAGGGCGTCGGCGTCGCGGTGTGCTTCGCGGTGACGTGATGGCGCTCGACGTCACGCCCGTCGAGGGCTACGTCGCGCTCCAGATCGTGGACGACGAGACGGAGGAGGAGCGCACCGCCCGCAAGGCGAACTACTCCTCCGGACCGAGCGACTCCTACAACGAGGCGCTCACGGCCATCGTCGTTGGCATCGGCCCGAAGGGCCCGAAGAATGTGAAGCGGGGCTCCGTCGTCATGGTGCGCAAGTACGCACGCGACGGGCTCCGGCTCGACGACGACACCGTGCTCGTCGAGGTGTACTGCATCGTGGCCTTGGTTGGCGGCAAGTAGCCAACCCTCCACTACGGGACGACGCCGGTAACGGTCGAACGGAGGACACGTGTTTCGACGCTATGGTTTGCTCCTGAACACCGAGGGCACGACCGCACCGAGCGGCGCCCAGCCCGCCGCCGCCCCTGCTGCCGCGCCCGCTGCGGCGCCTGCTGCTGTGGTGCCCGCTGCAGCACCGGCTGCGCCAGCCGCCGCCGGCGTCGCTGCCGACGGGACCGTAGACCCCAGCTGGCTCAACCCGCGCCTTCAGCGCGAGCGCGAGACCGAGCGCAACAAGCTGCTCAAGGAGCTCGGCATCACCGACCCTGCGGCAGCCAAGCAAACGCTCGCCGAGGCACAGGCCGCGGCCGACGCGAAGAAGACGGCAGAGCAGCGCGCGTCCGAAGCGGCCGCCCGAGCCACCACGCTCGAGCAGGAGAACGCGCAGCTCCGTGAGGCGACAACGAGGTACCTCGCTACGCAGATGGCGGCGCTCACGCCCGAGCAGCAGGCCGCCGTGCGCGCGCTGGCGCCCGACACCGACCCGGCTGGCCAGATCCGCACGATCTCCGCGCTCGCCCCCACCTGGGGCAAAGCAGCTCCCGCTGCGGCAACGACCACGACCACGGGCACACCGCCCGCGGCGGGTACGCCGCCTGCCGGGACTCCCCCGACGCCACCCGCTAGCGGCACCGCTCCGCCTGCTGGCCCGCCACCTGGCACCACCAGCCCCGTCGACCACAAGGCTCGCTACGCGGAGCTCAAGGCGAAGAACCCCCACGCCGCCTCCCTGTACCTGAACCAGCACCACGCGGCGATCTACCCGCCGAAGTAACACCAACCCCGGCGCGACCTGACCGGGCATCGACCGAGGAAAAACAGAGATGATTTCAAGAGACCAGCTCACCGAGGAGTTCTACGACCGCACGTCGGCACAGCTCCTGGTCCAGCCCGTGCCGATGTTCCTCTATGCGCGCCTGTTCCTGCGCGCGCTCAACATCGAGCTGGGCATTCCCGCGAGCCTCGGCCTAGCGGGCCGCGAGGTGAGCGGCCAAGGCGCGCCGTACCCCGACGCTCAGGCCCAGGGCGCGCTCATGCTGAGCGATGACCTTGCGACCGAGCTCTTCGCGGTGAAGGCGGACTTCGCCGGCGAGCCCGGCCACACGATCCGATTCAACAGGCCGAAGTTCCCCGACGCGAGCGCCAGCGGCTACTCGATGGCGGCGCGCGAGGTCGGCGTGAATCAGAGCATCTCCGTCGTTCCGATCGAGGCTGGCAGCGAGCAGACGGCGCTCACGCTCAAGCGCTTCGCTGGTCCCTACGACTCCGCCAACGGCCGCGTGGCGCCGTACGGGCTCGATGCGTTCGATGCGACCATGGGCGTGCACGACCTCGTCAAGTTTGTCGGCACGCACATGAAGTACGACTTCCATCGCACGCTGGAGTTCTTCTTCGTGACCCTCGCGGCGCTCGGTGCGACGACGATCCGCCCGTTCGGCATGAACGCGGCGAACGACGCCACGGCGAAGGCGCAGTTCCCCCTCACGTACGAGACCATGTCTCGCGTCTCCAAGAGCATGGACGAGGCCAACCTCCCCGTCCTCGGAGACGGTCGCCGCGTGTTCGTCTGCTCGCCCACCGGCGAGAAGTACTTGAAGGACGACCCCCAGTTCGCGCGCTACGCGGAGTTCCACAAAGACAAGAACCCGCTCTACCCGGGCTGGTTCGGCTCCACGCCGGAGTTCCACTGCTTCAAGAGCACGACCCTGCCGGTCACTGCGAACAGCAACAGCATCGGCATTCACACGGCTCACGCCATGGCGCCCGGCGCCTTCCTCGGCGGCCGTGGCGCGAAGATCAAGGTCGCCGCCGCCACCGACGACAACTACGGCGAGGCGGCCAAGGTGATCTGGCTCGCCTACCTGGCGCTCGGCATCGCCGACAACCGCTTCGTCCAGAAGGTCGAGTTCACCGAGGACGTGTCGTAACATGGGCTTCCCTGCTCGTTGGAGAACCGCCGCGGGCGGCTCCGGAGACCTCACGGCGGCGCCCGTCGCCGGCACCACCACGCCGGGTGTGGCGCTCGCCACGGCGGGCATCGAGCCCGGTACGCTGTCGCTGCACGCGACGGTAGACGCCGAGACCAGCACCCTGACCCTCACGGTCAAGCTGCAGGTCTCGGACGATGGCGCCACCTGGTACGACCTGGCCGGCGACGCTCAAAACCCGGCCAACGTGGCGCTCGCGACCGGTACCGCCGGCGCGGACGCAGCGGTCGACCGGGTGTTCCCCGTTCCGCCGGCGGCGCTCGGCTGGCGCTACGTGCGAGCGGCGGTCGTCAACGGCGTCGCGACCGGCGGAGCTGCGGACACGTACGCGTTCACCTGGCACTACCGCTTCGCCAGCGCATTCTGAGGGCAGATGGCGCTGCTCGCTTCGGAGGTCGCGCGCTGCAAGGCTGAGCTCGGCTATCCCCTGCTCAGCCAGGCCAACCCGTACATCGGCATCACGCTGCTATTCGAGCAGGTCGTCCAGCCCTACATCGGGGCGGGCGCGACCACGACCAGCAGCACGGCAGTGGCCGCGGTGCCGGAGGGCGAGCTCGCGCAGCCCAAGGCTCTCACGCTAGCGGACGTCGCCGGCTTTCACACGGGCGACCGGGTGATCGTCGACGTCGACGGCCGGCAGGAGAGCGCGACGGTGCGCATCCTCACCGGCGTCGCCATCACCGTCGACCTAGCGCTCGCGCACAGCGGCACCTACCCCGTCACAGTCGAGGGCGGCGAGAGCATCGTCCGAGAGATCTTGGGGCGCATCCGCGCTACCAAGGCGGAGATGGGCGCCACCTTCGGCGAGGGCGGCCTCAAGAAGGTGGACGAGGTCGAGTTCTACGAGAGCGGCGGCACGCTGTTCTCCACGCTCGGTGCACAGCTCATGTGGTGGCGGGAAGAGCTCGCCGCTGCCCTGGGCATCCAGAGCGTGTGGCAGCGTCGCCGCGCCGGCGCCGGGCGCATGTCGGTGTACTGATGACCGAACCCGCCAGGCTTGCCGAGGTCACGCCGCTCGCGTCGGTTGCGAGCGAGAACGTGGTCAAGACACTGGAGGGCCTGCTCGAGAAGGCCAAGGCGGGCGAGCTCCGCGCCGTCGGCGTGGCCTTCGAGTATTCCGACGGAACCGGCGGCTGGTCCTCCGCCTTCGGCTCCTGGTCAAACCGCATGAGCATGATCGGGAGGCTAAGCGTGCTCGCGCAGCACATCACGCTGAACGAAGTGCTCGAGTGGAAGCCGGACCAGTAAGCGCATGGCACTCTCCGCACAACGCCGCGACCGCTACCGGCGCATCGCTGCTCGAGCGCGCAGAGTTCCCGGCGAGCACGGGCTCCGCCCGTACAGCGTGGCGATCGTGGTCGGCACCTGGTCCGGCCGCTACATCGGCGGCGGGGCCAAGTACGAGCAGCTTGAGCACATCCGCGAGGCCAACGGGCAACCTCCAAAGGTACGCTTCCTCTCGGAGGAGGCGCTGGCGCTCGCGGCGAGCGCGGGCGAAGGACTGCAGAAGGGCTCGTGCACCATCGGTCCCATCACTCCACCCTTCGCCGGTGGCGGCACCGCGCTCAGTGACCTAGTGCCCGCCGTGCACGAGCGACAGACCGTTCATGTGCAACTCACCGGCCCGGCCTATCCTGACGGCGCCAAGTTCGTGGTGAAAGAGGTCAAAACCGACCGCGCTCTGCACTGGATGCTCACGTGTGAGCCCGTCGAGGGCGCGACGTGAGCGCTGCTGACTCGCTCCACGTTGGCTACGGCGCGATCCGCGTCCCGCTGGCGGAGACCGGTGAGCAGGACCTCGGCTCGCTCGACCCGGCGCGCGACATCCTGCTCGAACTGTTCCGGGCGGCGCTGCTCGCCGAGCTCGAGCCGCGCTGGGACCCGGCTGTAGCTGGCACGCCGCTCCGCAAGTCGCGTCCGGTCGAAACGCTGTTCCCGGAGTTCCCAGAGCAGGTGTTTCTCCAGCAGCAGGCCTGCCGGTGGCCGATGCTGGCGGTGTACCGCTCCGACAACCCGGAGACGTACGACCAGCACACGCTGTGGGAGCGGCGCATCACCGCGAGGTGGGGCGTCGACTACTGCATCGGGCCGCTCGAGCTCGGCAACTTCATCAAGCTCAACAGCGTGCTCACGCTGGTGCCGCGCATCATCGAGGGCGTGATCGAGGCCGGCGGTCACATGGCGTACGCGACGCAGGCCATCGGCAACACGGTCCAGCTGAAGCGCGTCTTCGGCAGCTACCCGGGCGGCTGCTACTTCAACTCGATTCGCGTCGTCGAAGCGCGCTCCGGGACCGCCTCGTTTGCCCAAGACGGTCCGAAGTACCACTGCGCGAGCGTGGTGCTCGAGACGACGGAGCTCGAGCAGCCGCTGAGCACGGAGCTCGCCCCGCGCTACCAGGGCACGTCCGTCACGCTCGAGAGCGGCGACACGACCGGGCTGGCCCCGATCGTGGTCGCCGACACCGCCGTTCCCCTGCCGAAGTAGCCATGGGCGTCCGCCTCGTGAACCTGCCGGAGGTACGGCAGGGGCACGCGCGCTTCCTCCGCGAGCACGAGCAACTCGTCGACCGCGTCACGCAGCGTGGCGGCGACGTCGCGCTTGGGCACGTCCAGCACCACAACACGTTCAAGCGCCGCACCGGCAAGCTGCAGGACACGACCGACTACCGCGTCGTGAAGCTCCGCGGCGGGAAGCTGCTGCGCATCACCAACCCGCAGAAGTACGCCGACAGCATCGACGGCGGCGCGCGGCCGCACGTCATCCGCGCGCGCAACGCGCCGTACCTGCACTTCCTCGGCAAGCGCGGCTGGGTGCGGACCAAGTCCGTCAACCACCCGGGCAACCGCCCCTACAAGTTCATCTATCGCGCCACGCACGCAGCTCACCGAGTCATGGGGCAGGAGCTGCAGCAGGGCATGACCGAACTCGCCAAGCGCTTCTAGGAGACCGCATGCAGCTCAAGTTCTACGCACGGCCGGAGCACCTCCAGCCGTGGCCGATGTCGCACCACTACGGCCAGGCGCGCCGCTACATCGGGTGGCGGTGGATTGCGCCCGACCCCAACGTCGAGGGCTCGGTGGGGCGCTACGAGCCGAACCGCGAGGGCGACGTCATCGACGAGGAGCGCGTCCCTCTCCAGCACGTCATCGACGTCAAGAAGGCCTGCGCGCAGGGTGCGCTCATCGCGGCCGACGAAGCCACGGCGAAGGCCTGCGGCGTCGCGTACGTCGAGCACGTGTACGGCGAGGCGGGCTTCACGCCCAAGCCCCCCGCGCCCGAAGCCAAGCCGGAGCCCGCCCCCGCGGCCGCGGCTCCCGAGACCGAGTCCCAGGCGCAGTCCGCGCCCGAAGCCAAGCCGGCCGGCAAGAAGCCGTCCGCCAAGGAGTGACGTAGATGGCCAACCAGCCCATCATCGGATACCCGAGCTCGTGGAAGGGCCCGTTCTCGGCCGTCCAGGTCCTGTTCGGACAAGGCCCGTCGACGGCCGGCGGCGCCAAGCGGCGCACGGTCTACTACGCGCCGAAGACGGCCTCGGGCACCGGCGTCGCCGGCAAGGCCTACCCCATCAAGCGCGAGAGCGACGCCATCACCATCGGCGGTGTCGGCTCCCCCGGGCACCGCATGTGCCGCATGCACCTGATGGCGGACAAGGACGCCGACATCTCCCTCGTGGTGTACGCGGCGAGCTCGGGCGCCGGCGTCGCCACCGCGACCGGCAGCACGACCATCACCATGGCGTCGGGCACGAACCCGACGGCGTCGGGTCTGCTCTTCTCGCGTGAGTGCGGCGTGCGCCTCACCATCGGCTTCGGGCCAAGCGACGACGTGAGTACGATCGCCGCCAACCTCGCGGCGCAGATCAACCAGCAGCAGCACCTGCCCTACACGGCGTCGGCCACGCTGGGCGTGGTCACGCGCACGTCGAAGACGGCGGGCTCGTCCTCGGGCGACGGCACGACGGGCGTCTACCGCTTCGAGACGACCGTCGAAGCGGGCAAGAACGTCAACGTCGCCAACTCCGGCGCCGCGCTGGGGCTCGGCTCGGGTGTCGCCGGCGCCGACGGCGCGACGACGGAGCTCGCGGGGCTCACCTCCGCGCTCGCCAACTTCGCCGCGACGCCCTTCTACTACGCGGGCTTCTCGATCTGGTCGTCGGCGGCGATGACCGTGATCAAGTCGCACATCAGCAACAAGAGCGAGCCGAACCCCGGCCTGCGCTGCCGCGCGGTCACCGGCTACACCGGCACGCAAGCCGCGCTCACGACCATCGCGATCGCGAGCAACTTCGAGCGGCGCCACTTCGTGTGGCAGTACAACTCGGAGCACGACCCGGCCGAGCTCGTCGCCAACTTCATCGCCGTCCACCGCAAGCGGGAGAGCATCCGCCGCGGCTTCGTCGAGGACAACTACCGCCAGCCCGACTGGCTGATTCAGGCGGCGGCGTCGGAAGCGGACTGGCCGAGCGAGACCGCGTGCAACGACGCGGTGGTCGACGGCATCAGCCCGATCGCCTCCGACCAGTTCGGCTCGCGGCTGTACATGTCGGTCACGTCGCGCTCGAAGAACGCGGCCGGCACCATCGACGACTTCCGCAGCGCGGAGACGCACCGCGTGTCGTTCATGGACTACTTCGGCGACACCTGGCTCGCGCGGGACCAGGTCCAGTTCGCCGGGTTCTTCCTCACGGACGACCCGAAGAACCCCGACGGGACCATCAACCGCAACGCCAAGCTGCCGCCGAAGACGCTCACGCCGGACACGTACCGGCCCTTCGTCGCGAAGATCATCGACCAACTCGCCGACGAAGGTCTGCTCCAGCGCCGCGAGGAGTGGAAAGAGTCGCAGCGCCACAACATCGACCCGGAGAACGTCTCTCGCATGGAGAGTTCCGCGAGCGGTCGCACGATGGACATTCGCCACCAGAGCACGATGGTGCTCGCCGAGACCACGCCGGGCTGAAGGGGCCCTGAGACACCATGGCTCTAGAAGATCATCTACGGCTCAAGCTCCTCATCAACGGCCTGTTTCAGGTCAAGCCGTCGAGCATCCGCGTCCACTTCGCGTCGAACAACCAGGTGGTCGACACGCTCGAGGGGCTCGCGGGCAAAACCCCGGGCTCGGGCCGCGTGACCATCACCGTGACCGCGGCCGTCGGTACCGGCGGCCCCGAGCACGACTACTTCGGCGCCGTCGTGAAGGGCGAGTACGCGGACATGCAGGTGCCCTTCGGCCCGAAGAGCTACATCGGCACGGGCTGGTTCGACGAGGCCGACCTCGGCCAGAGCACGGGCCAGAACACCGAGGCCTCGTTCACCTGGATCGGTGAGTTCGCCGAGCCGAAGTAGCTCGCGCAAAACCTAGAATCGCACGGCGCGTTGGGAGGCGTCGCCGTCGCGGATTCGCGCGCTGGGCGCCGAATCGTGCAAGCGCCTCCTGCCCGCCCACGGCTGGGGGCGCTTTCGCTTTTGGAGCCACGTGACCGACACCAAACCCACCATCCGAGAGATCCCGCCCGAGGAGCTCATCCTCACGCTGCTCGACGGCGCTCCCACGAAGCTGTTTCGGCTCGAGAAATACCTGCCTTCCGGCGAGCGCGTCTACTCGACGATCCGCATCAAGGTGCTCCGCAAAGAGGAGAACCTCCGCGCGCTGAAGGCCGCGCAAGACACCGCCAAAGAGGCTGGCGAGCACGCCAACTACGGCGACATCTACCGCGAGGCGCAGGCCGACGAGGTGTTGCAGCGCGCGCTCTGTCACCCGACGAAGCGACAGCGCCCCGACGGCAAGACGTCGTACTACCCACCGCTCTTCACCGACGCGCGCCAGCTCCGGATGGCGTTCACCGAGCAGGAGCTCGCGGTGCTGCTCAACGCGTACGAGGTCACCAAGGCCGAGTACTCGACGCTCGAAGGTCTCGAGGAGAGGGAGGCGGAGTTGTGGATTGCTCGTTTGAGCGACCCGCTCCAAGGCCCTTTTTGGCTGTCACAATTGGACTCGCGTCACTGGCCCGCCTGCATCTACATGTTAGCGGGGATGGCGCGCGATCTATACCTTTCGGCTGGCCTCGCGCTACCGAGCTTGCAGCCTACTTCGGTGTCCTCCCCGGAGAGCTCTACGGCGGGCACTGGGTCCTCTACCGAGCAGCCGAGCGCCTCGCCTATCGTAGGTGACTCGGAGAGCGGGCCTGTGGACGACAGCGTGAAGGTCACGCCGGGCGAGCTGCTCACGCCCACGCAGGCGCGCGCCATCGCGCGCAAGAAGAAGCCCGAGCCCGAGACCGAGACCGAGAAGTAGCCCCATGCGCCTTGTCTACGAGATCGCCACCACGGGGCAGGACCAGCTGCGGTCCGTGCTGCGCGGTGTCGAACGCGAGGCAGCGGCCTCGGACAAGCGACTCGAGACGCAGCGCCGGTCGTCCGCCAAGACGCTGGCGCGCGAGCAGTCCGGGCTCATGCACGGCCCGGGTCGCCGCGAGCAGATGGCGGGTATCCGCCAGAGCGAGCGCGCGCAGGCCAGCGCCAACGCCCGCCTCATGCGGGAGCAGGCCGCCGCTCGACGCTTGCAGGAGCGGCAGAGCGCCCTTGCGATCAAGAGCGAGGAGCGCGCCCGCATCGCCAGCGAGCGCAACCTCGCTCGAGCGCGCGAGTCGCTCGACCGCCAGCGCTCTCGGGCGCTCCTCCGGCTCCACAGCGAGTCGGAACGGGCCGCGGAGCGCGTCTCCGCCGGACGCCGCCGCTTCGCCGGCCGTGTCAGCGAGGGCATGGCGCGCTCGGTCGGCGGTGCCGTCGGCACGGCCGCGGCGATCGGCGGGACAGCCGTCGGCGTCGCCGGCGGGTTCGCTGCGGCCGAGGCATTGCGCGAGCGCTCCGCCATCCAGCGCAAGGCGAGCGCGCTTGCTAATGCGGCCGCTAAACCGGGTCAGGACCTCGGTTCGCTGAAAGCGCAGCTTGGCGACGAGGCTGAGCGCGTCCGCGGGTTCACCGGCACCGAGACGCTCGGCGCGATGCAGGCGTTCGTCGGTAAGACTGGCGACCTCGACGCGGCACGCGGCGCCATCCAGGACCTGGGCAAGCTCGCGCTCGCCACCGAGTCCGACTTCGAGAGCCTCGGCGAGACAGCCGGCAACGCGTTCAACGTCTTGGCCGACGCTATTGAGGACCCGAACGAGCGCCTCAAGGCGCTCAAGAAGGTGATGGCGGGCTGGGCGGGCCAGGGCAACATCGGCGCCGTCGAGCTCAAAGACCTCGCGCAGTTCGGCGGGCGCCTCGGCGCCTCCACGCGCAAGTTCGCGGGCGACCCGAGCGACCTGCTCATCAAGATGGGTGCGATGGCGCAAGCGGCGGTGCGCGCCGGTGGCGCTTCCGACGCGGCCGAGGCGACGACGGGCGTCGCGCGCTTCGCTGCCGACCTCACCAAGAAGCCCGCGCAGAAGGCGCTCACGGCGCTCGGCATCGACATCTTCGCAGGCCCTGGAAAGAAGGGCTCGAAGACTTACCAATCCAAGCTCGCCGACCCGTCGCGCATCATCGCCGACATCCTCGAGAAGACGAAGGGCTCCCTGCCGGCGAACGAGGACATCGTCAACGCGGAGTCGGGCAAGGTGCTCGGCGGCTTCGCGGACCTCTACAACAAGGCCGAGCAGAAGAAGAGGGGCACGGGACGCAAGGCCGTGCTGGACGAGTTCCAGCGCTACGAGCGTGCCTCGCTGAGCAGCAAAGCCGTCGAGGAGCAGGCCGCCTCGCGCCTGAGCGACCCGGACCAGCAGCTGAAAGCGGCGACGAAAGAGTTCAACAACGCCGTCGGTCGCGAGCTCGTGCCGGTAGCCATCCAGCTCGCGCACCACTTTGCCGAGCTCGTACCGCTCGCCGCAACGCTCGCGCGCATGTTTACGCGCTTCATCGGCTTCGTCTCTGACAACCCTTTCGCTGGCCTGGGCGTCATCGTCGGCGCTGCCGTGTCCAAGGACATCGCCAGCGCGGGCATCGGCGCCATCCTGAAGCGCGGCGCGACAGCCGCCGCTGAGGCGGTAGCCAAGCGCGGGCACGGTAGTGTCGATGCCGACGGCAACTTCACGCCCACGGGCAACATGGCCGCTGTCGGAGCCGGCGCAGCTGTCGGCATCGGGCTCGCCACGTTCATCGTGACGACCGGCATCTTCAACTTCGAGAAGCGCGAAGCGGAAATGCAGGCGGGCGGTGAGGAGCTCAAGGCCGCTCGAGCAGCTGCAGCGGCCGGCGACTCGGAGACGTTGCAGCGCCTGAAGAACAGCGGGGCCAAGCGGCTCGAGAGCATGCAGACTCCAGGGTTCTTGGAGAACACCATCCAGGGACTAATGGGGGTCAACGGTGTGGGCTGGCTGGGTGAGAAGATTAAACCTGGCTCAACCGCCAAGTTCGCGCGAGCGGCCGGGGACTTCGCCACCGACGGTAACAGGGATACGGCCGCCAACACGCAGGAGGCGTACCTCGAAGAGATCCGGAAGCTGCAGCGCGCTCTCGATGCGAACACCCGCGCTGTCGCCGCGGGCGGCGGCGGAAAGGGAGGCGCACCCGCGCCGGAGGCATCGCGCACGGCCCCCATCGTCTCCCCGAGCCGCGGCTAGGTAACCCATGACCGACATTCTTCGCCAACTACAACGTGCAGCTTTTGGTAGAGGCAGGGACGACGGCGGCAGTGGTCAGATCGAGTTTCCCGTCTCACAACGTGAGTTCGGGTTCACCCAGGAGCAAGCGGCGCATCGATTCATCTTCCGCGACAACGAACTCATTGAGTCGCTCGGGCGACGGAACCCGACTTGGCGCTACACCATCCCTTTTCGTGAGGACATCACGATCGGCGGGTGGGAGCACCTCTTCGTCGACGTCTACCCGGATTTCCTCGCGGCCTGCCAAGACCGGAGCCGCGGCGTGCTCACGGACCCAGTTCACGGCAGCAAGCCCGCTAAGTGCGTATCGCTGCGCGAGATCCTGGACGTCAATAAGCGCGATGGCATTGATGTCGAGGTCGAGTTCATCTACGCCCCGCGCGAAACGGACTTTTCCCAGGACCTCGGCTCGGTCATCCGCACGTTGCAGGGCTACGCGAGCTACGCGCGCCGCTTCGACAACGAGCTCGCCGCGGCGGTGGGCACGGCGCGCGACGCCGCCGGCAACGTCCGGAGTCTCCAGGACCTCCAGCCCGCCGGCCCCGTGATGAGCCCGCTGGACGCTATCAGCGCCGTCGGGGGTCAAGTGTTGCTCGCTCAGAGTAAGGTGGATGCTGCGCTCGCCGACTCAGCGTTCCGGCTCGAAAAGTCCGTGGAGACGCTCGACCGCCTCCAGAACCCGAGCTTCGCGAGTACTCGCACGCAGGCGCGGCGCCTCCAGGCCGCGGCCCTCGACCTCGAAGAAAGGGTGGACGTCACCGGCGCGCGCCCCCTCGCGCGCATCCAGACGACCGAGGACATCGCCGTCGCCGCGCTCGCGAAGAAGCTCGGTGTCACGCTCGAGCAGCTCCTCAGCTGGAACCACTGGATGAGCAAGAGCCCCATGGTGAAGGCCAACAGCAACGTGCGCGTGCTGCGCGACTCGCTCGCGAGCGCCGGCACCAACGGGCGCCGCCGTGCAGGGTGAAGAGTCCTCCGACAGCTTCAGCGTCGAGATCGAAGGCGTCGGGACGTTCTACGACGGCTTTCTGAGATACCGCATCAACTCGAGCTACACGACTCCCACCGACGAGTGGGAGTTCGTCGTGTACAGCGACGACAACCCCGGAGCCCTCCGCGATCGCTGGCGACCATGGCAGCCGGTCAAGCTCTACATCAACGGCTGCTGCCAGGTCATCGGGCGAATCGACCGCATCCAGGGCATCAAGGGCACGACCGCGCTCAAGGTGATGGGGCGCGACTACCTCGCCGACATCGTCGACTCGACCATGGACCCGACCTACCAGGTCGGCGCCGGCATGACGATCGGGGAGATGATCCTCGAAGTATTCAAGCCCTGGGGCATCACCGGCGTGCTGAGCGACGGCGGCCTCACGCGCGACATCCGCACGGGGAAGCAGCCCTACCAGCCCGACCCGCTCGACCTGGAGCAGCTCCGGCTGGAGGACCTTCGCGCCGAAGAGAACCAAGGCGTGATGGAGTTCGCGTCGCGCATCGTCGCGCGGCACGGCTTCACCATTCAGCCCGCCGGCACGCGCGACACGGTGCTCATCGTACGCCCGCAGTACGCGCAGCCCGCGCTCTATCCGCTCGAGCGCCCCGGCAACATCCACGAGGCGATCGCCGATCGGAACTACACCAACGTCCCGACGGTGACCCTCGGCCGCGGCCGAGCCGGCGGGAACAAGCACCAGGTCGGCGGCAGCCGCAGCGTGTTCCCCACCTTCAGCGGGGGCGCGCCGAGCTCGATCGGGACGCTCCGTGAGGTGCTCGCCATCACCACGGCGGACAACAACCTCGCGGTCACGCGCGAGCTCCGTTACGACCCGAAGAAGGGCGACAACACCGTCTACGGCTACACCCCGCCGGTCTACAAGCCGCTCTTCTTCCGCGACAAGGACTCGCGCAACGATGCCCAGGTCGAGCGCGCGGTGCGGAGGATGGTGGCCGAGCGGCTTCGCGAGACGCTCAGCTACAACGTCGAGGTGAGGGGCCACTCGGAGAGCACGAGCGGCGCGGTGTGGGCCCTCGACACCATCGCGCAGGTGAACGACAGCCTCGAGCAGGTGCGCGAGCCACTCTGGATCGCCGATCGGACGTTCTACGACGACGGAACGAGCGGGCCCATGACCGAGATGCTCGCTCTCCGTCCGGAAAGCTACGTGTACTGATGGCGGGCTGCGCGCTCCAGCTGCCGGTGCTGCTCGCGCTCGCCCTCGGGCTGGCGTTGCCCTCGGTGCCCGGGTTGCCCACGTTCGCGGTGAGCGTGCCCGGGATTCGGCTCCGCCTCGCCATCCCGATCGCCGCGCTCCCCTCGCTGAGTCTCTCTCCCGTCGCTACTCATTCTCCTGCCGTTTCTGGTGCGCGTGCCGGGCATCCGCCTCGCGCTAAAGCTGCCGATCGCCTCCCTCCCGTCGCTCGGTCTGTCGCTGCCCTCGGTTCCCGGGGTCGCGCTCTTCAAGATCCGCTGCCCGCTCGAGTAACTACATGGCTGACATCGTCGACATCGGAGCAAGCAAGCTCGACCCCGACACGAACGTGCTCCTCGTGCAGGCCAAGAGCGCCCAGATGGGGGACGACGAGGACGACGCGCCGCCGTTCGACGACACGCCCGTCTACGGGCAGCTGGGTGTCACGGCGCGGCCCTACCACAAGACCGCGGAGGGAAACGTCCAGGGCGTCGTCGACACGTCCCTGCCGGGTACCAACGGCGCCGTCACGTCGATGCGCGACGCGCGCGCCGCCGCCGCCAAGGTCATCGAGGAGCTCGGCGAGGGCGAGACCGCGCTCCACTCGACGGGTGACGGGTTCGAGTCGCGCGTCTTCTGCAAGGAGCAGATGGTGGCGGCGATCGTGGGCGACGACGTCGCGCTCGTCATCGACCGCAAGAACAAGCAGGTGACCGTCACCGCGTTCGGTCACCACTTCGAGGTGAGCGAGGCCAACGGCATCGTGATGGCCGAGGGTGGCGGCGCTAGCTTCCAGATGAAGGGCGGCGTCGTGTGCATCACGGGGACCGTGATTCTCGGCGGGCGCACGCCGGTGAGTCCGCTGGCGATGGTTCCGCCGGGGCCTCCGGCGCTGGCTACGCCGGCGCCGGGCGTGTTCGTCGGCGCTTAGAGGGGCGGTGGGATCAGGAACGTGAAAGTGACGTCGTGGCCGTTGGAGCAGACCGCCGCAACGGCCCCGTCCTTCACGATCGGGATGGTCACTACTCCCATGTTGTAGGCGGGCGGCTGGAGCTGTCGTTGATTCTGGGGCAGCTCCTCTGGGTACTTGTAGTGCACCACCGTGCGAGCGAGGTCCTGCGCCGAGCGTCCAGGACGCAGGACCTCACCGTAGCGGTACGCCGCGTTGAACCAGTCGAATCGCTCCCCGTCGCATGGCACGTCGACTGCCTCCCACGTCGCGGTCGCGGCTACGGTGCCGCCGGCGCCAGCGTCCGCCATCGCCGGCGGGACGGGGTCCAGGACGCCGCCCAGGCCGGCTTCGCCCGGCGACGCCTCACCGCCCGTCGCCGGCACGTTCGGCACGCCACCGGCCGCCACAGCGCCGTCCGCGCCGCCTTCGGCGGTGGGCGCCTCGCTCCGGCTCGACGAGCCCCCCGGAGCTCCGGCACACGCCGCCATCAGCACGTAGACCAAGACCGACCCGCCCAACCATTCGAGAGCTCTGCGCATAGCCGGAAACGGTAAGGGCGACCGGCCGGGCGCGCAAGTCACTGCCTACCGAACCGTGCCGTATTCGCGCTCGTCGAAGCTGGTCTTGCCGACGTAGGCGATCCCCGCAGCCACGACCGCGCCGATCCCGAAGGCGATTAGTACAATTTTTAGTTCTCTAGGCATACCCAGGATGCCAGGGCGGCTGC